TTCTATGGATGACAATTCTGTACTTGCTAACTATTACTCTAACACTGAAGAAGGGTTAGACGCAATAGATATTCAAGATATTATTGAAGATAAGTTTGATTTCGATGAAGAAATTGACGATCCAAAAGATATTAAGAAGATTAAGTTAGCGAAAAAACGAGAACTTGCGAAAGCGAAAAAGTTTTTGAATGAACAAAAAGATAAATATAAAATCCCTCTTGAGTCAAGTGGGGATGGGTTGTCTGCTGATCAACAAGAAAATTTAAATGCTTATAAGAGTTATATTGATGAGTCTAAAACTACGCAAGAGCAAAACAAAAAGAGGTATGATTATTTCTTAAATAAAACCAACGAGGTTTTTAACAATGATTTCAAAGGTTTTGATTTCAAAGTTGGTGAAAATAATTTTACTTACAAGCCGGGCACAGCTGATGAGGTTAAAAATGTTCAAAAAGACATTAGTAATTTTATTAACAAGTACACGGATGAAAAAGGTTTAATGTCAGATGCTAAAGGTTATCACAAAGCTTTATCTGTTGCCATGAACCCTGATAAGTTTGCTCAGTATTTTTACGAACAAGGTGTTTCAAATGCCGTAGACAATGTTACTAGAAAATCTAAAAACATTAATATGGATATGAGACAGGCTCCACAAGCCGTTTCAAAAGACGGTATGAAAATAAGGCCAGTTGGAAATACAGATAGTGGAAGAGGACTCAGAATTAGAAGTATTAAAAAAAGTTAAACTAAAAAAATTAAAAAACAATGGCAGTAAATTTAACCCCAGGTTTTGACTTACAACCAAGTGCACAACAAGTGCCTGTAAGTACAAACTACATCAATAATTTTGATTTCTTAAATCAGTATCTACCTGATACTTATGAAAAAGAATTCGAAAGATATGGTAACAGAACAATTGCATCTTTCCTTAGAATGGTTGGTGCAGAAATGCCTTCTAACTCTGACCTTATTAAATGGGCAGAGCAAGGAAGACTACACATTAAGTACACAGGATGTACTTCAGGTCAAGCAGCAGCGCAACCAGAAGGAACATGGACTATTCCTAATACTAACTTTAACCCAGCACTTGGAACTCAAAATACATCAGCTTTGAGAGTTGGACAAACAGTTATGATTAGTGACAAAACTCCTGGCTCTAACTTATCTAACAAAGGTATTGTAAAAACAGCTTCTACAGCTGGTGGAGCTCAAACAGTAGTTGTAGCTTACTATGAAGCAGGCGGACAAGCAATGGCAGCAGGTGTATCGTGTGATATATTTATATATGGATCAGAATTCAATAAAGGAACAAACGGAATGGTTGGTTCTAACGAATCTGATGACTTAATTTTCGACAACAAGCCAATTATAATCAAAGACAAATATTCTGTTTCTGGTTCTGATATGGCTCAAATCGGATGGATTGAGGTTTCAGGTGAAGACGGAGTAAACGGATACTTATGGTATTTAAAGTCTGAGCATGACACTAGATTAAGATTTGAAGACTACTTAGAAACAGCAATGTTAGAAGCAGTTCCTGCTGACGCTGGATCTGGTGCTGGAGACCTTTTACAAGGAACAGCTGCTGGAGCATCTTTAGCAAACCTTAACGGTTCTGACGGTGTATTCTATGTAGTAGGAAACAGAGGAAACGTTTGGGGCGGAGGAAATCCACAAACACTTTCTCAGTTTGATAGCATTATCCAAAGACTAGATAAGCAAGGTTCAATTGAAGAAAACGTAATTTTCGTAAACAGAGAATTCTCTTTTGATATTGACGATATGCTTGCTGCTCAAAACTCTTACGGAGCGGGTGGTACATCTTATGGTCTTTTTGACAATGATAAAGACATGGCTTTAAATCTTGGATTTACAGGATTTAGAAGAGGTTATGACTTCTATAAGTCTGACTGGAAATACCTTAACGATCCTACAATGAGAGGTGACGTTGTTGGTGGAGCAATCAATGGTCTATTAGTACCAGCTGGTTCAACTACTGTATACGATCAAATCTTAGGTAAGAACGCTAAGAGACCTTTCTTACATGTTAGATATAGAGCTTCAGAAACTGAAGACAGAAGATATAAAACTTGGATTACTGGTTCAGCTGGTGGAGCAAGAACTTCTGACTTGGATGCAATGGAAGTAAACTTCCTGTCTGAAAGAGCTGTATGTACTTTAGGTGCAAACAACTTCTTCTTATTCCAAGACTAAATTGTTACATAAATTTTACCCTCGTTTAAAAGACGGGGGTAATATTTATTATTATTAAATCAAATTAAATTATATTATAATGAAAAACACTACACCCTTAAAAACAAAAGCATATAGATTAAAAAGATCTGAAAGACCTTTATCTTACATGCTATCCTCGAGACACTCAAACAGATCACCTTTATTATACTTTGACGAAGAGCAAGGTATTAATAGACCTTTAAGATATGCAAGAAATCAAAAAACTCCATTTGAAGACGATCAAGATGGTAATGCTATTTTAGAACCTATTGTATTTGAAGATGGTATGTTGGTTGTTCAGAGAGAAAACCAAGTACTACAACAATTCTTACACTATCATCCGGGTAACGGAATGGTATTTGAAGAAATAGATAACGCAAAAGATGCGTCAGAAGAATTAGCTTCAGTTGAGTTAACTATAGATGCACAAGTCTTAGCTAAAAATTTATCAACAGAAAAATTACTTTCTGTAAGTAGAATTTTAATGGGAGCATCTGTCAATACTATGACTATACCAGAATTAAAAAGAGATATTTTAGTTTACGCTAAAAACAACCCTGAAGAGTTAATTGATATTGTAAACGATCCAATGTTAGAACTACAAAACGAAGTTCATTTGTTTGTTGACAACAACTGGTTGTCATTTAGAAATAACAGAAGAGATGTTTATTACAATCTTCCTGGTAATAAAAAGAAAATGATGACAATTCCTTTTAATGAAGATCCGTACGATGCTATGAGCGCATATCTACAAAGTAATGAAGGTTTAGAAGCTTATAAGTACCTCAAGAAGCGCTTAAAAAAAGATAAATAGAAAGCTTATCTTTGTGCTTTATTAACCCATTAACATTATTACTTATGGAAAAGTTTATCAAATTATTCGTGTCTGGTGCCGGACAAAACAAAGGCGACATTTTAATTCCTGTAAATGGAATTATGGAAATTAAGCAAGTAAGTGACACTGTAGTAAATATTTTTTACAATAGTATTTCTTCTGCACAAGCAGGTTATGCTATTGCTAACGATGGTTCAGCTACAGTACCAGCTGAAACTAACGTTGTGCAAACGTACAAAATTACGCATGATGCAATTGTAGCAAACTCTTCTTCATTTAAAGATTTTTTAAATGGAGCTGTAGAAACTGCATTACAGTTATCTTGGCAACAACCAATTTTTTCTCCAGGAGGAAGCTCTTACCCGCCATCTGCGGCTAGTGCGTATATACCAGTTACTGTAACTGCTATTGCTTTAGGAGTTAAAGCTGCTGCTGATCAAGCGTAAGTTTTATTTTCTTATTAAAAAATCAGAGGTTACAAAAAAAGTGACCTCTTTTTTTTTGACTATATTTGTAAAAAGAATTTAACATGATTAACTCGGTTAGAAATACTGTTTTAGCTATTGCTAATAAAAATAATTACGGATATATTTCTCCTCAAGATTTTAATTTATATGCGCAACAAGCGCAAATGGATTTGTTTGAAGATTATTTTTACCAATACAATGCGTGGACTAATAAAGAAAACCAAAGACTTTCAGGAACAGGATATGCTGATATTGTAAAAGGACTGGTTGAAGTAATTGATAGTTTTTCGGTTACTAGAAGTTTAGCTCAACAAGGAGCTAATCTATTTAATTTACCTAGCGATTATTATTTAATAAATAAAGTAAACTACTTTCCAACACAAATAACATCAGGAACAAGCACTGCGGCAGGTTTAAACACATTAACAGATACGACCGCTACGTTTGTGTCTAGCGGAGTGAAGGTAGGGCAACAAGTAGTAAATACTACAGCTTCATCAAGTTACTCAGGATTTAGTGCGTTTGTTATAAGTGTAGATAGTGAAACTCAACTTACATTATCATACTCGCCTTTTGGAGTGGCAGCAACTATAGGAAATGGTTATGGTATATTTAATACAACAGGTATTGTTGAAGTTGAAAGAGTTAATCAAAATAAAATATTTTATTTAAACAATTCACCACTTACAGCACCATCCACTGGCTTCCCGGCTTATGTGTTGGGAGGTGCAACCACATCTGTTATTGGTGACGCAAACACTGGCAAGTTAGGTAATACAATTACAGTTTATCCTACAACAATAACAAATAACGGAAGTGTAACGGCTGAATATATTAGATACCCTTTATCGCCTA